AAAGAAAAATAAGAATTATTGGTGGGTGGATGATGCCAACAACATATTGCTTCCCAAAGCAATCATATACAAAACAAGAAGCAATAGATTATTACAAAAAACATTTTGAGACAGGACTTGAAACTATTGGGCGAGTTACAGAGCATCAAGTAAAATTATTTAGGTGGGATGAACGAGTATCATACGAGTATGCAGAATATGAGGAAATGATAGAATATAGATATTGTGATGAATTTGCACCAAACAAACAATACAGTGAAAAGGTTGCACCTAGTTGTTGGTGCATTGAGGGAAAGTTTACGGACAAATATGATGAACTTTGGATGGATATATACAATAAAAATATAAAAGGCTAGAAATAGTCTTTTTTTATTTGACATCACAAAATAAACTATGTTATACTATACATAACAAGGGTATAAAGGAGTTAATATGCTTACAATAGAGCAGGTTGCAGAGTATTTAAAACTTGACAAGATGACAATATACAGGGCGGTAAAAGAAGGGAAAGTCAAAGGTGTTAAGTTTGGGGCGGTTTGGCGAATAAGCGAAGAAGAATTGGAAAGAATAAAAAGAGAGGGGTTTTAGAATGAATAATGAGATAACTTATTTATTAAAGATTATTGAAAAGTTGTATAAACAGAACAGGTATTTAACAAACAAGGTTGCTGATTTGGAAGAGCAATTAAAAAATGTCGACACAATAAGACAATTAGACACGGCACAAAAGTTGCAATCAATAAATAAGGACTTAAAGGACATACTTGGTGATGATTATGTCAAAGTTGCGAGCCAATTAAGTGATTAAGCAGGTGATTTATGACTACTGATGAAATATTATATGCTTTGATGAGGTATATAAGTGAATGGTTAAAAGGGAATATATCAAATCACGAGTTAAAAGAAAGAATTGAGTTTTTGATGAATAATTAAGGGTGATGAGTGTAATGGTAGCATACTTGGTCTCCAAAACCAGTAGTGTAGGTTCAAACCCTACTTGCCCTGCCAAATAATAGCACTTGGTGACAGTGCCGACCATTAAAATAAAGTTAGAAAAATGCAAAAACGAACTAATAGACCATTTAAAAACAACAAATACACTATATTTGATTTAGAAAAGAAGATGGAGGTGTTAAATGACATATAATGAATGGGAAACAGAAGAAAACTTATTAAAGTTGGGTGCTTGGGCAAGAGACGGGTTAACTGATAAAGATATGGCTCATAATATAGGAATTGCACAATCGACATTTAATCTTTGGAAGAAAGAGCACCGTGAATTTATGGAGACCTTAAAAAAGAACAAGGAAGTTGCGGATATAACTATTGAAAACGCTTTGTATAACAAGGCGAGGGGATATACAGTTCAACTTAAAAAGACATTTAAGGTTAAGGATATTACATATGGCGATAATGGGCATAAGATAAGAGAAACAGAAAAACTTGTAACAGGTTATGATGAGATGCACATTCCTGCTGACACAACGGCACAGATATTTTGGTTAAAGAATAGGAAACCGAATGAATGGAGAGACAAGAGAGAGATGGCTGTTGAAACAAATTTTGAAGATTTGACACCATTAAAGGATTTGTTAAAAGGGGATTAGTGATGAGGTTACCAGAATTTGAAAAACTTTATTCTAACAGCAAATCCTACAAGTGTGTTTATACAATATACAATGATGGTAAAATTTTAGTTGAAATAGACACGAGAATGATAACACCACAAATTTATCTATATACACTTGAGGAAAAGTATTGTTGGAATTTCGACAAAGATGGATATCAGTCAATGTGTAAAATGATTGAAATTGAAAAAAATAAATTAGAGGTATAAATGCAAAAGTTATTAAAGTATTGGCAAAAGAAACTTGATTTAATGGATTGGCATATAACATTGCGTGATAATAGCCCTATATGTAATTTTATCAATAAAGATAGCCAAGGCGAAACAGAATGGGATACTACGCATAAAGTTGCTGTTATTCGTTTAATTCGTGATGAAGAATACGGAAGTTTTACTGTTCCATATATCAAAGAAAAAACATTGATACACGAATTGTTGCATATTAAATTTAGTGTCTTGTGGGATAACAATACGGATATTCAAAACGATATATTGCATCAGCAGATAGAGAGTTTAGCAAGAACATTGTATGAGGAACATAAACAATGCAAACAATAGAATGGCAACCATTTGGGAGCAGGCACAAAGCATACATCCGCAAAGGGCTTGACTGTAAGATGTCAGTGGCAGAGGGTAGTGTGCGTGCTGGGAAGACAATAGACAACTGCATATTAGCGTGTGCGTTTTTGGAAGAATGCGAGGGCAAAGTCCATTTGGCGAGTGGAAGCACGATAGCGAATGCAAAGTTAAATATAGGCTATTGTAATGGCTTTGGGCTTGAGTGTTTGTTTAAGGGCAGATGCCGTTGGGGTAAGTTTAAAGACAATGAAGCACTATTCATCAAGACAAAAACGGGCGAAAAAGTAGTTATATTTGCTGGCGGTGGAAAGGCTGACAGTTATAAGAAGATACTGGGTAACTCATACGAGTTATGGATAGCGACAGAAATAAACGAACACTACGATTGTGATAATTCAAAAGAAAGTTTTATTAAAGTGGCAATGGCAAGACAGATAGCAAGTAAAGAGCCAAAGATACTATGGGATTTAAACCCTTGTAGTCCAAATCACAGAATATACAAAGATTATATAGATAAATACCAACAACAAGAGTTTTTGGGCGGTTATAACTACGGACATTTTACGATAGCAGACAATATGTCTATTAGCGAGGAACGAAAGCAAGAAATCATAAGTCAATATGGAATTGGCACAGTTTGGTATAAGCGTGACATACTTGGGATGCGATGTGTTGCGGAAGGGAACATATATGAGGACTTTGCCAACAATACAAGCAAGTATTTGATAAGCCGTGAAGAATTGAGCAAGAAAGTTTTAACGCACATACACATAGGGGTTGACTTTGGCGGAAACAAGTCAGCAAACACATTTGTTGCTATTGGCTTTACACCGATGTTGAGAGAAGTTATAATATTAGAGGCAGAAAGACACGAGGGCAAAACAACACCAACAGCCCTTGAGGGAAAGTTTGTTGACTTTTTAGAAAAAGTGCAATCGACTTATGGCAAAGGTGGAAATGTTTATTGTGATAGTGCAGAGCAAACGCTTATAGGTGGTTTTAGAAAAGCAATAGCAATGAATGGATTAAGGTTTAGTGTTGAAGATGCACTTAAAAATCCAATCAATGACAGAATAAGAATGATTTTGAAGTTGATGAGTAGTGGGCGATTTAAAGTTGGTGAATGGTGTGATACAGTTATCAAGGCTTTTAGTGAGGCAGTATATAGCAGTAAGGAAGGGCACGAAGATGAACGATTAGACAATGGAACGAGTGACATTGATACAATAGATGCTACTGAATATGGCGTTGAGCCACATTTAAAAGAATTAAGATTTGGTTAAAAGGAGTGATTATGCGAAGTTATAATTATTTAGCAAATCAACAACCACGAGAATTGATAGAACTCTACAGCGATATTGAGCAAGAACTATTGAAGATATATGTTCGAGAGTTACAAAAAGGCACAGAGCCAACAAAAGTGTTTAGTTTAATGCAACAAAAGATGCAAGAGTATGATGAGCAGACACAAAAGGTGTTTGCTGTCATTTTAGCGGACAGGAAGAAGAGAGCGGTTGCTGATGGTGTAAGCGATTTCAAAGAAGAAGAAACAGAAACAAAGGCGGTTGACAATGGATTGGCGAATGCTTTAATTGCACCGATGCTAGTGGCAGGCATTGGAATTTTGGCCACATTAAACAAAAAGATAGTGGGTAATACAATCAATCGATACAGCAATGATTTGGCGTATGCACGGCAAGGAACAACGCAAATGAACACGATATTGAGAAAGTTAGCAAACACAGGACTTACGATTTATGAGAGTTTTGGTGGGGGCAAATCAAAGAACTATTCAATCGAAAATGTTATAAGGCGAGATGTGATGTATCAAGTCAATAAAGCAAATGCGGAAGTAAATATGGAAAACTTTAACAAATCAAGTGCAAAGTTTATTGAGGTAAGTAGTCATCCAACAGCAAGGACTTGGAATAAGTATATGAAGCAACCTTATGAAGACCACAGTTCTTGGCAAGGCAAGTGTTATTACAGTCGAGATGGCGAAAAGGTTGAGGGCTATGAGGAATTTGAAAGCACTTGTGGATATGGTGAGTTATTGGGCATAGGTGGAATAAATTGTTATCATCAATTTGAGATGAACTATACAGGCGAGCCGATAGCGACACAATACGCAGAAAAGGAGGTGCAAAAACAATACGCATTAAGTCAAGAGCAGAGAGATTATGAAAGGGCGATACGCAAATTAAAAAGTGCGAGGGCTGTTTATGAAACTGCTGGCGACGATGAAATGGCAAAGGCTATTGGGCAGAATATAAAAATGGCAACAAGCAAATTAAGAACATTTTGCGAGATAAATGGGTTAAAATACTATAATTGGAGAACGCAGGTATAATTATGCAAAATGTGGTATAAAATGGTTGCAAAAAAAATATTGGAGTGATACAATAATTATTGACAGGTGTAAGTCGCTTAAAAGCACACACTCCACGGACAGATGAAAGGGCTGTCGTTTAAATTAAATTTAAGGGAGAGAATTATGGAAGAATTAAAAACATTATTTGGCGAGAGTTCATTGAGTTATGGTGAATTTGAGCAAAAACTGAACGAAGCAAGCGAAACTATTAAACTTGCAAATCTTAAGAGCGGTAGTTATATCGACAAGGCAAAGTATGACAAGTTGGAGAAAGGGCTGGAAGACTACAAGACCAAGTATGCCGAATTAGAGGCAAACACAAAGGGTTATAACGAGTTAAAAGGTCAATTTGAAGACATAACAAACAAGTATAATGACTTGTTGGGTAAACAGGAACTTGCGGACAAGATGAGTTTAATTAGAAAATCGAATGTTAGCGAGGATTTTGCAGAATTTGTTTATAGCAAGGTGAATGGATTGACAGATGATAAAAAGGACTTCCAAACAGCATTGGGCGAGTATTTACAAGAACACAAGCAATACTTGAACGGAGCGAAGGGGACTTATGTCAACCTTGAAAGTGGTGGCACACCGCCAAAAAGTGCCAATGAAATAATGAATAATTTGATAAGGAGAAAATAATGGCAGTTAATTTAACTACAAGGGCAAACGCAAATGCACTTATTCCAACACAAAGCATCTCTGATGAAATCATACAGGGTGTTATTGCTAAATCACAGGCTTTAAGTGCATTGAGAGAGTTGCCACGAATGACAACAAAGCAAGCAAAGATGCCTGTTTTGGGAATGCTTCCAGAAGCAAGATTTTTAACAGGTGACACAGACATTAAACCAACCACAAAATTGATGTGGGAAAACAAATTCATTACAGCGGAAGAAATCGCTGTTATTGTGCCTATTCCAGAAGCAGTATTGGATGATGCTGAATATGACATTTGGGCACAGATTAGACCAAGAATTGAAGAAGCATTTGGAAAAGCAATCGACAATGCAATCTTCCTTGGTAAAGGCAAGCCAGCAAGTTGGAGAGAAGGTTTAATTCCATCAATCATCAACGCAGGTGCTGACATTGCTCCATCAACAAACAACCTTTACACACAAATCTCACAAGCAATGGCAAAGGTTGAAAACAGTGGATTTAATCCAACAGGCATTTTGGGTGGAGTAGCAATCAAACAAGCATTCCGTGAAGGTTTACTTGACACAACAGGTCAACCACTTTCAGCAGGCAATGAAGTTGTTTCACTTCCAAGAATGTATATGGACAACGGTGCTTGGGATAGCACAGTTGCTAAATTTATTGTAGGTGACTTCTCACAAGCAGTATTTGCTATTAGGCAAGACTTAACATTCAAGATTTTAGACCAAGCAACATTGACAAATGGCGATGGTTCATACTTTAGTTTGGCAGAACACGATTGTGTGGCTTTAAGGGCAGTTATGAGATTAGGTTGGGAAGTTCCAAACGCTATCAACTCACTTGAGCCAGATGAGACTGTTCGCTTCCCATTTGCTTTGGTTAAACAAAGTTCTGACCCTACAACATACACTGTTACATTCACGGTAACTGACACATCAAGTGACCCTGTAACAGGAGCAAAAGTTGTATTAGGCTCACAAGTTAAAAAGACAAATTCTAGCGGTCAAGCAGTATTTAAGTCTTTGGGTTCATCAACTTATGCATATTCTGTTGAGAAAGGCGACAAAGTTAAAGGCGGAAGTGTTACAGTTGAAAGCACTAACACAACCGTTGCAGTTGAAAATTTTTAATTGCCTCTGG